GGGGGTAATGGAAATATCTAATTTTATTCCACAAGACACTAGAGAGATTTACTCGCCGTTTTTAGGTGGTGGTTCTATTGAGTTGGCTTGTGCAAATAATGGAATTCAAGTTTTTGGGTATGACAGTTTCAAACCACTTGTAGAATTTTGGCAATGTCTATTAAATGACAGAAGCAAACTTGCAGAAATAATTAAAAAATATCATCCATTATCTAAAAGCAAATTCTATGAGTTACAAAAATCTCAATATATAAAATCAAAATATGAGAGAGCTGCCATCTTTTATGTATTAAATCGCTCATCATTTTCAGGTACCACATTTTCTGGCGGTATGTCTACAAATCATCCAAGATTTACTATCTCATCAATTCAAAGAATAGAAAACTTTGAGATAGAAAATCTACACGTAGAACAAGCAGATTTTAAAGAATCAATAAAAAAATCAAAAAATACTTTACTATACCTTGATCCGCCATACATGATTGATCAGAAACTTTATGGAGATAAAGGCAACTTACATAATGGATTTGACCATGAAGGGCTAGCTAGTATTTTACACCAAAGAGATAACTGGATTTTGTCATATAACGACTGCGATTATATTCATAAACTCTACAAAGGATATTATTTTCACTATCCACAGTGGAAATATGGTATGTCAAATAATAAAAACTCTAACGAAGTTCTGATTATATCTAATGACTTACGTACCTAATCAAACTGAATCAGGTAAAGCCTCATACACTTGACAGAACCGTACTTAGTTAATTTTATTAACCAGCTTTACAATTTAAATAACAGTACAATCATGATCAAACACTCAAAGCTAATCCTACTAAAACAAGCAGAATTAGAATCATTATTAACTAAAAATAAAATTTACCTGCCAAAACTAATGAACTTTGATATGCTCATTGATTACTGCATATCAAGATTGCATGGTATTGAATTTATCCATGATGATGAAGAACTAATAAATGGAAAAATCACCCACATCAAACCAAAACTAAAGCATGTTATTTCAGGTGAAAAATGCCCAGCTTGTAGTAATAATGAAGTAAGGCCGCTCAATGTACCAAAGGGCACTGATTATTTCTATTCCAAACAATGCAATTTTTGTGGTGAACTATTCCCATCAAGTGAGGTTAAAGCTTAATGTCACAAAATATAATTACACAACGTAACGCAAAAAAGCATCCTCAATATGTAGTTGAAGGTATAACTGCTGCAACTTATGGTATAATTCCAGCAACACCAACTACAAAGCTGATTGGTAACAACGCAGAAATTGTAAACAATGATAACCCTATAGCTGTTGAAAAAGTAGAAGCAGGTAACTTTGACAGAATAACCAAAGACAAGATTTCAGAAGATGTTAACATAACAGTACGTTACAACATGACCAAAAGCACATCAGACACTAACACCTTAAAATCACTATATAATACTGTTGGATTTCCTCTATATTTAGCTCAAACACCAGATGAATCAAGAACCTATTTTGATTCATACATTGATAATGCAAATAATGAAATATACAGAACATTTTTAGGTTGTAAACCTACTAGTGCCACATACAATATCGATAGATTAGGTTATGTAACTATGGAAATTAACTATTTCTGTAAACAGGCTATTGAATCAACCACTATACCAACTGGTTTAAGTTCAACAGTCATCACATTTCAAACTGGTGCAACTACAGAGAATAATTACAAGCATGCTGATGCAAGTACATTACCATTCGTATATAATAGTGCAGCACAATCTTTTTCAACACTGTCAATCACTATCACATTTACAATAGCACCACAGGATGCAATAGGTACAACTACTACACTAAACGTCACACCAACAACACGCAGAATCACAGGATCAATTTCACTATACAAAAAGAATAGTGCAAATCAAAATTTTGCAACTGCATTAACTTCACATACTGCTGTTTTCACATTTGATAGTTTAGAATCTAACACTTTCAACTTTACAGACTTTCTATTTTTACCATCTAATGAACCATTGTTAGGTGATGATGATGCCGCAATAATGGAAGTCAAATCATTTGAAGCAGGTGGTGTAACTGTAACAATTTAATTGTGATGTATAATGAGTGAAAAAACAGCTAAAACTACAACTGAAATAAAAAAAAACATAGACAAAACAACTAAAAAGAACATTAAAACTAATGAAAAAAATGCAACTTTAGAAAAACTATCATCAGAACTCATTGAATATGGAAAAAACCCAGATATCGGTGTTGATTTCGAGAATTTACTTGGTTATATCCACAATCATAAATGGGCCATCAAACCTAATGCACACATTGCATCAATTAGAAACAAAATAAGAGACTTGTATGTAGAATTAATAGAATTACCACAGCAAACCAAAACATCATTAGACGTTTACAAAATTCAAGGACAAACAGATGAGCTAGTGAAACAAATACTTGAAACTGGCTTGGTTAATTTTGATTATGCCAAAGAAGCTGATGATATAGATCTTGGCCCTGTTGCTTTGAAACTATTGGCCCAGGAAATAGCAGCTTTTTTAGTGGTAAGGGGTGGCAAGGTCGCAGCTACGCACTCAAAGATGCTGCAGAAACTGGCAATGCTAGAGCATTTGAAAGATTAAAATTTTACCCTGATTTAGAAAAGAAATTTGATGTTGTAATTTATTTTAAAAATGGATATGCTAATTTATTTGAATGCCACAAGTTTATCTTTAATAAAAAAGCAACAAAATTAGACATGATAGACTATAACACAATTTTTGGTTCTATGAAATGACCAGCCCAATTACTAGCAAAATAACATTCACTGAAATTATAAAATTCTTTGATAATTTTGATCAAAGGTTTGCAACAATGAAAAAAAATACCCTAATCAAAGCTCAAGAATTATTATTAATGAATATCAAAAGACTAGCACCAAGAAACACAGGTGCATACGCTGATTCATGGCAAAATGGTGAAATTACAGATAACAGCATGACAATTGAAACTGATCAAGGTGAACTATACATAATTTTAGAATTTACTGGTTCACATGTACCTGCACAACAACGCAAACCACCACAAAAACCATTTGTATTCAAAGATAAATCAGGTAACACAATATTCACATTTAAAATTAAAGCAAAAGGATTTGATAAAATCCCACATGCACAAATAGCATTAGAACTAACTATGGAAGAAGTAGGTGATATTGTTAAAGAAGAATTTGCAAGATTATTCAAATCATAACAGGCAATGACATTCTTTTTTGATTTTTCACCTCCATATTTGTAACACCAAATTTACCTTATGTGTGTTATCATGATAACACAGAATTCTATTCATTATACACAACACAATTTTTATTTAAATGTAAATCAATCAATTTGCAGTGTCTACTGAAAATCTCAAAGGAAAAATTGACATTGAATTTGATGAATCAGACATAGTATCTGCAGCAAAAAATACATCTGGTGCAATTAGTTCAATGGGTGATAAAGGTAAAAAATCTCTGAAAAATTTAAAAGATGGATCTGACAATGCATCTAAAAGTCTAACCAAAACAGCTACTTCAGCAAGCAAAGCTGCAATCAAGATAAAAGAAACTGGAACAACTGGAAAAAAAGCAGGTGACGATGTAGCTGCTGGTGCAGAAAAAGGAGCAAGAGCTATGGATAAAATGTCAACTTCTGCTGATGGTGCAGAAAACAGTATGGAAACTTTATCAACTTCAATGATTGGAATTGCACAAACTGCGACAGGTGTAAGTGATGCAGTTTTCGGATTATCTGCATCACTAGTGGGTTTGGAAAAAACAAAGTTTGGAATTACAGGTATGAAAATTGCAATAAGAATAATGGAAGAAGATTTGATAACTGCAATCGAACAGGGAACATTATCAACACTTGAACTAGAACGAGGATCAGAAGCATTAGCTTTAGCATATGTAGGATTAGGATTAGAAATAAAACAAGCAGCAGCAGACGACCTTGCCCTAAACGGACAGCTAGTTACAACTGCAATTAATACAGGTGCAGCAATTTTTCAAACTGCAATTCTAATTAAAACATTAATTGCAATGGGTAGAGTTAGAGATGCTGTAACAGCGAAAACAATAACTAATTCTGGTGCAACTATAGCTGATACAGGAGTTACTACAACAAATACTGCAGCAACTGCAGGTAACATAACAGGTAGAATCGCATCTACGGGTGCAACAATAGGACAAACTGTTGCAACTATAGCATCAACTATTGCAACAAGAGCAATGTCACTAGCAATGCTACTTTCACCATTAGCACCATTTGCAATTGCAGCAATTACAGCAGGTGCAGCATTCATTGCATTAAATGATAATATTGGTGGAGTTAGAGACAGCATAGAAGATTTAACAGGTTCAGAACGCGGATCAATCCCAACGTTAGGATTTTCCATTTCTGGTTTAGGTGAAAATTTTGAAAACACAAATGATGAAATAGTAAAAACTATTGATACAATGGAATTAGGCATGCAAGCTGTAGCAGCTTTAACAGATGGTGTGGTTCTTCTAAACACAGAGATAGAAGAAACAGGTACAGCTTTTAGTTTTTTCTCATCAACATTATCAGCATTTGAAAGTCAAATTGAAGGAGCTGGAATTTTAGCATTAGATCAAGACATGAACACTTTGATTAGTAGTATTCAAACTGCAACAGACAATATGGATGAATTCCCAGAAAGGGTAAATTTAGCTATGGCTGAAATTGCACCATCAATAGCAAATACAGCAAAACAATTTGATCTTGCATATGGTGCAGGAGCATTTAGAGCTCGACTACTTGAAATGAGAAGATTCGGCACACTAACTAGAGAACAATTTAATTTAATTGGCAAAGAAGTCGATTTTACATCTAAAAAAATTGACGAACTAATAAAAAAAAACGATGAATTAAAAGAAAACGATGAATTAAAAGAAAACGATAGAAATAAACCATCTGGTCATGAGCAGGATCTAAGAAAAACAATCTTTAGTACCACTGGAATTGATATAGGGAGTAAAACTTTTACAAGTCCTACTGATGCTTGGCAGTTTGTATCATTACAACTAAACAAAAGTTTGGATTTAAATTTAGTAACTAATGCATTTACAAGACAACGTAATTTACAAAATCTTTCTGAAGCATCTTCAGGTCAACTTGGACAAGCATCAGGTTTTGGAACTGGATTTTTTAAATCAACAGGTGCAACAGCAGCATTTCAAAGGCAAGTTGGGCCAGCACCAGGAACTAATCAGCGTCTAGCTAAAGAAGCACAATTTAGACATTCGCTAGATGGTGTGATCTCTATTATATTACGTGGTAGTGGTATACTAGATAGAACGCAAGGCCAAATTCAGGATAACAATAATGAACTTATACGTTCAATTGTAATACCAATCATGCGGGCCCGAGCTATGGGTTTGTCATTTCAAGGACCAGCATCACAAACAGTGAGTGAATTTGGTAGGGCCGCTGCCTCAGCTAGGGCGGCTATTGCAAAAAGAGAAGAAGAAATTTTCCAAGGACGTATCAGTTCATTTGCTGTTTTATCAAGGCAGTTAGGTGTCAATGAAACTAGCCTAGTCACCAGAAACAGACAAGAAACAATCAACCGTTTTGCTGGACTAGTTGATGAAGATACAACACAAATCACAAATCAACAAGCTAGATTATTACTAGCACGTGGCATCGATGATCAAACAACTACAAACAGACGTAATGCTTTAGCTCACAGACTGGCATACTTAAATCGACAGCAATTAATACAAAATTTACCATGAGCTACCCACTAAACCACAATGCAAGGGGATTGGCAGCCATTGTTGTATTTTTTGATTTAACTGGTGCTGAAGTATACAGATATGAAATGCCATCAGTAGCTACAACACCAGTACAGAATTTCCCTTTTACTGGTGTTGATCTAAACTTTGGAATTAATGAAAATCATGGTACAATAATAATTCACATTGATGATAGAGACAAAAATTTTATAGAGAATATTGGTGGTGACATTCACTCTAAATTTAAACCAGGTTGGACAGTAAAAATATTTTGTGGCAAAGAGCCTGCATCTGTAAACCTGTGGGCATTAGGTATACTGCAAGATATTGACTTGAACTATCAAACTAATCTATTCAATCAAACTATAATTTGCTTTGGTTATGGAATCAGAACACAGCACAGACTATCCATAATGAAACGGTCACAAAGACGTCTGGCAACTGATGCTATAACACCAGATCCAACAGACACAACCACACACGTATCTGAACTCTTCAAAGACGTATTGACTGATACTGATCATTTGGCTGCACAAGGTTTGGGACAATTAGATATCACAACTGGAAATATCACAGACATACCAATACCAATAGCAGAATTTGACAAAAATATTGTAACCTTTGCATCTATTCTATCAGAACTCGCAATTATTGGTTTTGCTTGGTGGGGTATTAATCAAAACAAGGTAGCATTCTTATACAAACGTGGTGAAGTGTCTAGTGGATTTCTTGTTTCAAATGACACATCAACAGGACCAAATGACACTGCAAACTGGAATGCAAACAAACGACTATTTTTCAGGAATTTTCCAAATCTAATCCATGACCAAACATCTGATAGTGCATTTAGTACCTTACAAGCTGTTGGAGCTCAAAGACTTATAGTAGATCACAATAAACAATTACATGATGGTGATATTGACACAAACCTTGGAATACATGCTTTTAAATTTGTACCAGTAGTTGACAATATTGCACAAATTACAATACATCTAGCTAGCGTACTCCCTATTACATCTGATCTTATTGTTTCCATTGTTGGAGAATCAGATGGTGACCCAAATTTATCAAATGTTAGAAAAACTGTAACAATCAACCATGCACAGTTAAACAAAGAAATTGACGCATCAGGAAAACAATTTAAAATTAGATTTGATAAAATCCCTGTCACCACAGGTGAAACACTGTTTGCAGTATTTAACCAAACAAACAATGTGGGCACCAATGCGTTATCAGTACAGTATAAACAAAATACTGGCATTTATCATACATCAACTGATGGTGGTACAAGCTGGACTGATTCAACAGGTGAACCAGCCCTTATCACTTACAATTCAAAGAACACTAGAATCATAGCAGAATCAGCCACAACTATTAACAACATATTACCAAAAGAAGCTATAGTTAATTTACCTGACACACCAACAGAACAGACAGTTTTTCAGATTTTAGAATCAATGCTTGAAACCTTAACCAAAGTTATTAGAAATTATGAACCCATTGTTGTATCAACTCCAACCATACCATTAGAGCTAGGTAAATCAGTTAGATTACTTGATGTAAAATTAGGCATTGATACAGAAGTTGATTTGGTTGGCTATTCACTAACAATTAATGCACATGAAAATTCAAATCGCGGTACTACAAATATGACTTTAACTTTTCAAGGAGTTTACATTTAGTATGCCATCACCATTTGAATTTGCTGCAAATCCTACACCATCAACTGCTTCTCTAAACGTCACTGATTTGATAAGAATGTACACAGGTTTAATCAAAGCTTTACCCAGACAAGAAGAGGATATTATTATACAAAAATTTGTATTACAATCTGAAATTGACATACATGATACTGAAACAATAGCTGGTCAACCACTAGATGTAACTGATGAAGAATTTGATGATCATGTAAACTCTCTTTGTTATCGAAAGCAAATACCATCTCCAGTACATTCAGATCCGCTAGTCTATACCAATACAAATGCATCAGGCTTTACATTTCCAACACCTGATACAACACCAGGTAACAGTGAAGGTGCCGCAGGCATCACAGACGGTTCAAGCTATCTACTCATAGAAGATAATACAAATTTGAATCCAACTGACAAATTTTCTATTGCTATGAATCTATACATTCCATCTAGTCCTACACCTAGTGGTAATGTCATTGATAAATTAGCTACTTTTGGCTGGGCACTCAAAATACTAAATGCAACAACTTTGCAGCTAGTTGTTAATACTAGCACGCCAGGTACCGCAACAATAAATATCCCATTCTCAACTGATACTTGGTTTAAACTTGTAGTATCTTATGAATCCACATTTGGAATTAGGGCAAAAGTGGATAATGGTACTTTACTATCAAGCACATCTGTAACTGGCAACATTGTGCCAACATCTACACGATTAGGAATATTTGCAAAACAAGATGGCACACTCAAAATGCAGGCAGGCAGTGGCATATCATGGTTAGTATATCTTCATGGCGAAGTCATTGCAGTTAATAGTGGTTTGTGGGTTACCAATTACCAGAATGGTTTGATCATCACTAATCCTAGTATCAATTCAAATTATATAGAAATTACAACCATACCATTTTTGGGTAACTTGGAAGCTCAAACCAATATGACATCAGGCTTGTTTTTTTCAGGTTAAAAAATAGAATTGAGATTAATTAAAAACTGAGCATTTTTAATTATTTTCTAATGCAATTACATCTTTGATATATTTTGACAAATAACATTCTTGCCATTTCTATCATCAACTTATCCTAAAACTCTCCAATCCATCTATCTATACTATTACATATCTATAAATATCCAAAACAAATTTAAAATAATAACAAATATGAAATTACTTCTATTTCCATTATTATTAATCCTTATCACTTTATTCATTCCAACAGCTACAGCTACCCATTCAAATTCTACCACTATAACTTTTGATAAAAATTCTTACGAATTTGGTGATGACATGTTGCTCACCGTTCAATTAACACAACCTTGGGAAAGCGATGCTGGTTCTAATACTTCAATCGCAATAGGTACTGTAAATGTTCTAGAGGGTAGTTACATTAGAACTTACGATTTTAACCACACAACAGGTATTGCTTTAATTAATCATACTCTAAATTACATGGAGCTAGATCACACAAAGCCAATGAGGCTCAACGCCCATTTCATCACAATGCATGAGAACGCTCCTAATATATATAGTCCAATTTTTCATACCTCCCCAAATACATACAATGTCACTCTAAACTCTGATCACCAATCTATCGTTTTGGATTATACAAGAAACAGAGATTACATTCTGACTTATTTATCTGATATAGATTCTCTAATCAATTCATTAATGGATCAAATAATCCAACTAAACAATACGATAATCTCACAACAAACAAACATAGATTATCTAAACAACACAATAACTACACACCACCCCTAATGAAATCAATTAATGATAAAATCAAGCATGTCACTGCTGATCCTTTTGTATCAAATGGCTTTTGGAATATGGCATTATGGAACGAAGCAGATTACCCCGAACTAGCTATTAATGATCAACATTTACTAGGAAAAATAGATAAAATCTTTGCAGAAATTGCAGCTACTGACAGAAATACAATCATTGAACCTTTACAAATGGAAATAAAACATGGCAGTAAGTCCTTCTTTGCTCAAACCAAACAAAAAAACATAATACCCAGCATAGCTTTAACTGAAATGGCCAAGCGTTCTGTAGGTTCATCAACTACAACTAACATGGCACATGCCATCGGTACAGACAACACAACACCATCATTAACTGACACATTACTTGGTGCAGAAATTTTTAGAAAAGCAATAGGTACAAAGACAGTAGCAAGTCAGACAGAACGATACGGTTCAGCATTTACAGGTTCAGAACTTGGCAGCCCACCTCAAAACATCGTAGAAGCTGGTCTTTTTACAGTATTAACTTCAAACACACCAATCATCGGTGCTCATGTCACCTTTACTGTATTCATTTTAGATGTTGGCAAAATATTTACATTACAAACAAACATTTCACACAAAAATGGTGTAGCATTATAACATGGTAGAAGCAGTTAATTCATCATGGGCCAAAACCAACGCTACTGATGCAATTCTAAACAAAGTAACTTATGGCCAAGATATCATATTTCCTTCTACATGGCCAACAGATAGATTATTTTGGAGAACAGATTTAAACCAAATATTTTCAAATGTAGGATCTCTTAATACTCCTATCTTTGAAGCATTAGATACATCATTATTTTTTGGTGATGGTTCTGATGGTGATGTTACAATTTCATCAAATACTGATTTAGGATCAAATAATATTAAAAATTATAAAAATCTCACAATTAATGCAGGTGTTACTCTCCAAGGTAATTCAGGGATGGTAATTAAAGTTAAAAACACTCTAACATTTGTTAATGCAACCTCAATCATTCACGTAAATGGTAAAGCTACTTCTACAACTTCATCAGGTGGAAAGGCGGGAGGTGGAATTTTTATATTTGCCCGCACCATACTTGGAAATGGAACAATTCAAAGTAACGGTACTGATGGGACTAGTACTGAATTAGACACAACAGTAGCAACTAACTCTAAAGTTGCAGGCGTTGATCAAAATGGAACAGGTGGACTAGCTGGCTTAAACGGTACACATGGCGGCCATGGTGGTGGATTTGGTGGCAATGGTGGAAGCAATACTGTAGGATTAAATGGAAACAAAATACTTTTTACAATTATTCCCAATTCCATGTTATTTGGGATGGAAGGAGCTGAAGGTGGAACTGCAAACCAAGAATCGGGTATTGCTACTGGTGGCGGTGGTTCTGGTGGTTTCATTCTCATTATTACCTCCTCTGCATTCCCTACCATTACTCTTGAAGCAACAGGTGGCGATTCTCCATCAGCAACTCATAGAGGAACTGGTGGTTCTGGTGGCATAATTTATGCATTATCAAAAACTGCAGTTACAAATGTTATAATGGTAACTTCAGGTGGTACAGGTCTTACTTCTGGTGAAGAAGGTATATCTTCTAAATCCATTAATGATTTCATTATAACATAATGATGATGACAAATTTTCATTAATTGGTATTTACAAATTAATAGTATAATTAATTCTCAAACAGTAATATTGCTACCAAAATCAATAATTATAAACCCAATACTATCTACACAATACTATCAATGAAACATTCCAATACAACATGAAAAACATACATTTTTTATATTACTATTCCCTAGAAAATCCGAGTGGCAATAGTACATAACTAACTTTGTGTTGATATCACTGATTTGTTATATTTTTGAGCCTAACTATTGTCACCCTTTATACTAAATTATGTTATACATAACACATATTAATCCAATACATATTATACATAACACATGGCAAATTCAAATTTTATATTTAATTCTTATAATAAAGAAATATTAATACCTCTTGATATAACAGAAGAACGAACATCTACACAACAAACAAAAAACAAAATTAGAAAAGCATACAGATACATCAACAGGGATAAAGATAATGACTTGTAATCCACAAAAAATTAACCTAGATTCTTTAAACTCTATCAAGGACATTGAAAAATTAATTTGTGATGAAATTGACGCTGTTACAAATAGTGACACATCACATCTAAATTCACAACATCTCCTACAATTATATTTCAGCAAAGTTGAGATGATGAAACAACAGGCATTAGGTGCATTGCTAAAATCAACAGGGCCATTTGGTTATTGATATGAGTTCAGAGCTTAGTCTAAAAAAATTAAGAGGTTATGGTGGCTATGTAATGGCCAGGGTGTCTGATGAACAACAAACAAAAGGAAATTTAGGTGGTCCTGATCTATTTTTAGCACCAATTGGACGACTAAGTGCTGAATTTATCACTAAACATTTTTGCAATACATGTAAAAAAGAATTTGAGGGTTCACCAAAAATAGAATTTAAGAATCCAAATGAAAAAGATTATGACAGAAATCTAATACTTGTAGAAAAAGGACAATACATTTGTAATTCATGTAATTCCCCAATTGCAGAATACAGAGAATTCAAAAAACAAAATGAATCAGAAGGTGTAGGGAGTGCAAAACCAATCGAACAAGTTGCTCCATCACAAGTTGAAAATACTCCTCAGGTGGAAAGTGCACCTCAGGTAACAAATACTTCACAAATAGATAGCACATCACAAGAAACTGTAACAACACCTAGCTGGCGTGAACGGTACATCTGGCGGCCATGGTGTCCTGTCACTTCAGTTACTTCAATTGAAGGAAGAGCAGTATATGATGAAAATGCAAATAAAATTGGTATTGCAAAACAGGTGGGTATTGATTCTACACAATCAATGGTTTTAGTTATTACTCAAAATGATGGTTCTGAGGGAAATATTCCATGGAAGAGCATTAAAAAAGTTGGTGAGATAATATTGTTAGGGAAGCCAAGACCTATCACTTCAATTGAAGAAAAAGCAGTATATGATGAAAATGAATGGTACAGTACAAAGTGATCCATCACAAAATCTTTGGCGTACACCAAAAGGTGACAAGCTGTTTGGACGTGGCCCATACACAGTAAACAAATTGATAAAGGAGTTTGCTTTAAGATTAGATCCATGCTGTAGTGGTGAAATTGATTGCCTTGTGCCAATTGATCAAGGTGGTCAGTTTTACACCAAAAAAGATGATGGATTAAAGCAACCTTGGCTATACAATACTATCTTCAATCCGCCATTTGCAAAGCTAGTGTACAACCAAGATGGTACACTCAAAATGAAGTTTGATAAAAAAACACAGATGCAAGTACCAGTATATAAATCAGCAATCGAGGATTGGATCAAAAAAGCAGTATCAGAAGTATTAGATAATGGAATCACAGTTATTGGCATCTTACCAGTGTATACATCACCTAAATGGTTTCATCAATACATCAATGGTGTAGCATCTATTGAATTTATCAATGGAAGAATACACTACACAAACCAAGATGGCAAAACAGGATCACCAAACTTCGATTCAATGCTGGTATTTTGGCAACCAAGAAAATAAATTTAATTTTTCAATAGATTTACATACTCAAATTATACATATTAATTCGTGGTTCAACAATCAACACAATTTGGCATTGAAGAAATCAGTGATGAAATAATCTGTCAAGTAGAAGTAGATTTATACAATAAATCAATTAAAAATAAATCAGCAATTATTCAAGATGCAGCAATAAAGCTAGAAAAATCAAAAAAATATCAAACATATCAAATAGCAAGCAGAATCATTATCTTATTCCCAGAGTGGGCACGTTCTACTATCTACTCCGCATTAGATGAAAAATATAAAAGAGAGTATGATGCAGATGATAATAATGATGCAAAAGAGAATCACGTCATAACATTATTTGAAGAAGTTTTTTATCACATCATTGATGTATCAAATAACCTGAAGAAATTTGCTAAAACTATAATTAAACGTAGTGCAGAATCACTAGAGATAGCACAAGAACTATCAAACACATTAGATGAAGCAATACATACAATGCATAATGAATGTTACCTTGACACACTAAAGGATGAAATGTCTAACATTGAACATTTAGAAAATTTTGTAGAATTTGTAAAAAAGTTAGCATTTGATTCACAATTACTGGCTGACAAGATAGATTCACGTCAAAAAATAGACATGGCGATGAAGTTAGGATTAAAATTAAGATTAATTCAACATCTGCCAAGAAATATAGCAAAGAAACTAAAAATGTCTCCTAAATGGATTAGTCAAATTGACAATGATCCAAAGATTCTAGATTTCATTAACACCATTCCACATTGTCCTGTTTGTACATTTAATTTCACTGATTACATTAATGCTTGCAATCTAGCAGAGCAAAAACAAATACCAAAACCTGATCCCAAAGAATTCATACCAGCAAAATAACAAACAAATTAAATTTTTTTATATCATAACAATGCAGATAATACCATACATGGGTGATATCACAATAATGACACATATTTTAGGTATAAACATACAATGAGCAACGCCTCACAACACCAAAAGAATTACTGGTTTAAAGAAATTCTAAAAACTCAAAAATTATTATACTGTGTAGGTTGTTCCAGATCACCACCTGAAGTTTTTTTAATTTTAGATAGAAAAGATGGCACAAATAATCACAACATTTTTGGAAATACGGTACATGATTTTCAAATTCTTTGCGTAGGCTGTAATAGAATCAAAAACCCACGCAAAAGAAAACCTTCTACAGAAACAATGTCTAATTCAGAACTTACAAATCTTAGAGCTGAAAAACCAATGATGAGAGCATTACTAATTAGATTAAAAACAGGCGAAACAATCGAATATAAACAGTGGAAGGCAGATTGTGCACATGATTACGATTGTTCCGTAAAAACAATAGATACAGGATATTTTGAAAAATATTTTACAGCAACACGTGGACCTTTTGAGCTGCACAATGACAATTTTGGTACTGCATTCATTAGATTAAAAAAAGATTATGATCCAATTTAGATCAAAACAGTTCTAAAAATCATTACATATTTGATCGATTTCTCAATTCCATCTCGACATGAAAAAAACAAATTACGATTTCTCAATTCCATCTCGATATCATGCCTATTCATCTCGACACAGAGAGCTACCCCCACACCATCATTTCATTACTGGACAAGAAATTTAATTTTTTGAAAGCTGTAATTAAGACATATTTGATCGATTTTATACATAATTAATACACTTGATCGATGATTTCTCAATTCCATCTCGACATGAAACCTGATTACACTCGACGTGGGAGAGAGTGATCGTGTGCGTGTGTGATCGTGTGCGTGTGTGATCGTGTGCGTGTGAAATTGAAGAAAAACTCAACAAATACACCAAACCCACACATTAAAAAACTTAAAACGTGACTAGACTAATTGCAATTAGTGATCAATTATAGTCATGCCCAATGTTAAGAAACCAGCCATGCAGAAAGTAAAAAGAGTTACAGCTAAACAACTAAAAAGACGTGCAGAAGTTTTATTTTTACTAATCAAAGGTTTCAATGTCACCTACATTGCAAATCAATTAGATGTTGCACATAACACAATAAAACAAGATGTTGAATCCATGGTTAGTGAAGTCATTGACTGGACTAACAACTTAGCATTAGTTGCATGGCTTAAAAAAGTTGAAGAACTATACCAAGAAACCATAACATCAATTGATAAAATTATTCAGCTCCAGGATCAAATTATTGATAGAAGTACATTTGACGGTGATTTCACATTCCCACCTAATCCCTTCAATGCTGACACACAACCAAAAGAGCATTTAAAACATTTGGAAATTCAGGGAGAAGTAATGACAGCGTACTACACCAAGCGTAATGAATACAGTGAATATGCTCAACTAGAAAATGCTAAAAACAAATCTAAAGAACTCCTAATTGGCATGACCACACACATCCCACTATTTTCTGCAACACAACGATTAGCCATACACTATGATCAAACCAAGCCAAAAGAACTAGAACCAATAGCAAATGTAATCACTACACCATTACAGCCTAAATCTACACCTAAAACAACATAACTTTAAACTATACTACACAACATCACTATACTACACAATGAAAATAAAAGAAACAAAAAAATGCAGAATGTGTTCAGAAACTTTCAAGGTACTCACAACAGCAACGCGTAAAACATGTTCTACTAAATGTTCTATAGCATATCAACAGTCACCAAAAGGCAAAGCTCGACAAATAGCATATTTCCAATCACCAGAATACAAAGCTGCACGAATAGTATGTTTCCAACCCAGAAACCTAATGAACCAAAGCCTAAATTCTTAAATATAAATAATATTTCTCGAAAATCATGAAACCTAAAAGAAATATACCAAACAAATCAACTACCATTTTACATACAACTAAACAAAAATCAATTGAAGATTTTTAGAAATTTAAATGATATTGAATATGAATTTAAATAACACAAGTTTTAATATCATCATCTAGTACAGTATATTGTGAGGATCAAGACTAATGAAAAATAAAGCAGATTACAGAATAGTACAAATTAAATCAGCAAATGTACAAATGATAAAACTAAGGAATTTAAAAAAATAATGGTAAAACCAAATGTACAATGTTTAACGGCTGACTGTAATAATCAATTTATTTCACGTAAAGATGTCTATGCACCAACTGAACGATTAAAACCTCAATGTTCAATATGTGGTTCAAGAAAATTTAAATTAATATAGTAAAATGAACTCTGTACAACAATTAATCTCAATATACAAGGAAAATCAACATACCATATTAGAGTTGAAACAAGTCTTAGATGAATTACATGATCAAAACCAAGAAGAAAGAAGAAAAACATTTAACAAATATCATACCAAATTTATAGCACTTGAAGAAGAGCAAGACCAAGAATTAAATAAATTAGAAACAAAGCAAGACCAAGAATTAAATAAATTAGAAACAAAGATACAACAAATAAACTCAGATTATGACAAAAAGATATCAGAGTTAAATATTCCAATTAGCGATACAAAGAGAATAATTTACTTTCTCAATCAATCAAAAGTAAAACTAAACTTTGATGTAAACAAAACTACAAACCGTTATGGTCACTTGGAATTAATACAGGAATGTTACGATGTTGATTTAATACTGGTATCATACATTGCAGAAAATGACAGACCAAAAAATAAGTATTCATTAGTGATTGTTGGTATGTGTCGATTCGGAGATCATAACAATTCAAAAATATTAAAACTTCCCTATGATTACAAAATATCACTATATCACGATGCTATTCAGTGGTGGAGTATTGAGAAAGAGGTTAAAGTTTTTGACAGTATTAACTCTGCAAAGAAATATCACAAATCCAACAAAATAGAAAATATCTTCAAAGACTTTTTTACAGAATATCACACCATAAAGCAAGAATATCTAAAGGCAATCACCACATACACGCTAGATGATTTTGCAGAGATTATTAAAAATGATTAAAAGAATTTCTTTTAATGAGGATGATATCCAAACTGTAAATGATGGTTCATTTGAGAATATTACAATTTTAGGTATTAAATCAGGGGATGCAGAAGCATTAAAACAACAAGTTCATAGTCTTTTTTTGGCAATACACCTTTAAAGCAAAACCAAGTTAATGCTTCACTCATTTGTTAGAAATTCCATTTGAAGTGATTGTATTTTCTCATTTTTGGCAAGTGGGTATTGTTCAATTTCAATTTTATTTCTAACAGTCAAGAAATATTCAAATGCCTTTTTAAAATTATTCGTTGCTTCTAATTCATTTTTTCCTTCTACAACAATATTTGGAAATTCTAAACATCTTATTACTACTACTTCTTCATGTTCTAAAATTTTGAGACTTAATGCTAATGCCATAATTATTCCACCTGTTTTTTTACTAAAAACTGACTGTTAATATGTTTTCACCGATCAGGTTTTTCTATCCGATCTTGATTCCAATTTCATTATTTTTTATAATAAATTTTATTTTATCAGGATTGCCTAATTTTTCATCAAGTGGTTTTGGTATTCTTATATAACGACTACCCTTATGATCGTCAATTACATTCATTTCAAATTCTGTTTCATCTTTTTTCCATCTCGTCATAAAACAATTTACAAAAAATTATCAAAATTAATTAGAATAGAGCGAGGCTTGAAACTGAAATTATAGACTGATAACATTAAACGAAACTTTATACCTAACCGCACGAAACGATACATTACACGATGAAAGAAACTAGAACCTGTATTATCTGCCCTGAAACATTCAGAACAAAATCAACTTCTAAAAGAAAAACCTGCTCGACAAATTGTTCAAAGCAACATTTCATAGCATACCATCAATCACCAGAGATTAAGGCAAAACAGAAAGCATATCACCAATCACCAGAGTACAAGGCAAAACAGAAAGCATATTATCAACAACCAGAGATTAAGGCAAAACAGAAAGCATATCAACAATTACCAGAGTACAAGGCAAAACAGAAAGCATATCAACAACAACCAGAGATTAAGGCAAAACGGAAAGCATATCAACAACAACCAGAGATTAAGGCAAAACAAATAGCATATCACCAATCACCAAAGTACAAGGCAAAACAGAAAGCATATCAACAATTACCAAAGTACAAGGCAAAACGAAAAGCATATCAACAACAACCAGAGTACAAGGCAAAACGGAAAGCATATTATCAACAACCAGAGATTAAGGCAAAACAGAAAGCATATCAACAATTACCAGAGATTAAGGCAAAACAGAAAGCATATCAACAACAACCAGAGATTAAGGCAAAACGGAAAGCATATTATCAACAACCAGAGATTAAGGCAAAACAGAAAGCATATAAACAATCACCAGAGTACAAGGCAAAACAGAAAGCATATCAACAATTACCAAAGTACAAGGCAAAACAAATAGCATATCAACAACAACCAGAGTACAAGGCAAAACGAAAAGCATATCACCAATCACCAGAGTACAAGGCAAAACAGAAAGCATATCATCAACAACCAGAGATTAAGGCAAAACGAAAAGCATATCAACAATTACCAGAGAGTAAGGCAAAACGAAAAGCATATCGCCAATCACCAGAGTACAAAGCTACACAAATAGCATATCACCAATCACCAGAGATTAAGGCAAAACAGAAAGCATATAAACAATCACCAGAGTACAAGGCAAAACAGAAAGCATACCAGAAAGCATACCAGGACAAACAAAAATTAATGAATGAAACTAAACAACACCCCTGCAAAATTTGTGGTAATATCTTTGATTACAACTTTGAGCTAAAACTACACAAAAATACTATACACAATATGTAATTATCATGGGTAGACAACAACATCATTGGATATGTAAATGTAAAATACACAATCACAGAACTAGAAAAAAATGTCTAGGCTGTCATGGAAACAGGCCAATTAAATATATTTATCACTAATAGTTCAACATGATTGGTGGTTCAATTGTATCAAAAGAATACATACAATTAGTCAACAATTCATCAGATCCAGCAGACACTAAACAAACTCAACAACTATCATTAGATCCTGTTACCTGGACTGAACAAACACGTTATGTTCGCGGATCTCAATTTAGATTTAATAGACGAGAATACCTACACCAAATTTACAGAGATACAGCTCAAAGAATTTTTATAAAAAAAGGTAGGCAAACTGAAATGTCAGAATGGTTAGTCAACATGGTTCTAATCAATGCTTGGAAATATCCAGGAACGGTGCACGTTTACATTGCAGACAGACAAAGTCACACCTACAAATTTTCAAATCAGCGTATGAAGATTGAAGCTATCAAAAATTCTGAACTAATCCAAAAAATTGTATCACTAAAAAATCACACCACAACTAAAATGATTCTAAACAATGGAAGTATAGTATATTTCATGTCAGCTTGGAATGGTTTTGTAGAGGCTGAATCAGTAACTGCAGATTTTGGCTATGTTGATGAAATCCAAAATATGGATCTAATCAATTGGGCATCATTCATTTTATCAATGTCTCACAGTGTGCATAAAAGATTGTATGGTGTAGGCATCGGTACAATTCAAGGTTCAGAATGGGATAAACTGTTTAATAACACAACAATGAATCGATGGGATGTAAAAGCTAAAGCATGGATTCCAAAAAATCCAAATAAAGAATATTCTGGTTATCAAATTCCTCAAACAATAGTACCATGGATAACACCAGCAGAAATTGAAAAAAGTAGACGAGAATTTCCACCAGCTCAATTTGCAATACATGTAATGGGTGAATCAGTAAAAGGTGATGCAGTACCACTATCATTAACTGACATGAAAAAAGTTTTGGTTCATGGCAGTTTCACAATGCCTAAAGATGTTGATCACTCACTAGGGCCAATCACCATAGGCATTGATGTTGGTGGCGGTACTAAGGCATTCACAGTACCCTACATCGAACAATGGTTAAACACAGATATTCCAATCTCAAGATTACTATACACAACACGAATCACTGATGTTGACACTGAATCACAAATTTTCAAACTATCTAATCTAATTAATCAATACGAACCAGACATAGGAGCTATTGATCTTGGTGGCGGTACAAGGCAAACACAAGAAATTGAAAACAAGTATGGGCACATCATTGTAAAATGCAACTATTCAGCACCACTACAAACACCATACGTTTACAATAAAGTAACATCACAGAACCTGCTTAAGGTAAACCGCACCTACCTATTAGAACAAATATTTGATCAAATCAAAACTCCACACATGGTAGGTAACAACATTATTCCAAAAATTCAAATTCCCTTCAAAGATAAGCCTGATGAAATTGATTGGCTACTAAATGATTTTACAGCAATGTTTGGTACTTACAAAAAAGCATCAAATGGCCAAGAACATATTGAATATGATAAATCCCCAACAGTAACAAACGATGCATTAATGGCAAAAGGATTCTCAACTGCAGCATTCCAGCTATGGAAGTATAACAACCTAGACCATGAATCATTTACTACATACAATTAAAATTTTAAATATTGAAGTTACATAATACTGGTATGAATAAACCATCTGTAATTTATTATAAAATAGATTATGATATAGATACTAAAATCTATACGGGTTATTGCCCTAGTATGAAGCCTGTTAGATTTTCAGATAAAAATGAAAGTGTGGTAAAAGAATTGGTTGAAGATGGAATAGATGTATTTTTAGAAAAAAATCCAACCTTTTTTGATAGTTTTAAAACTAAAACAATAGTATTTTAACTTACATGATACTTTAAACATCTAATGCCAAATTGGGTGACTAGAAAAATTGCAGAATCACTAACACATTTCATAAAATCAAATCTACATCAAGATACAGCAACAGCCTTTACAACAGCATTTACAACTGATCAATCAAGCTTTGGATTTGGTGAAGAATCAGATATACCACTTGAAAAAATTGTTAGAAGATTCAAAACTAATACCAAATTCGATTACACATGCCAGCAATTAATGGCATATTCAGTAGGCAGTGGTTTCACAAATACTGTAAATTCTGAAACCCCACGTGCTAAAGGTGTTTTAGATATGATCAATGATTTTACTAATCACTGGGAGCTACAACGCAAAAATAAAACTGCAGCTTATGAAGTCTATGCATCAGGCAACACTTTCTACAATACACCAGGTGAAGGTGATAAAATTGATGGCCTGTATTATATCCCATTAACTAGCATCATACGAATTAATCGTGATGATTCAGAAGTTATAGAATATGAACAACGATTAGGATCTAGACAAAAGCTACTACCTGCAGATCAAGTGGCACATTTCAAGATGGGTGAAAAAAATGGTGAAGCTTTTGGTGAAGGTATCGGTCAACCAATGGAACGCAAAGGTGTAGGTTACAAAGCATCTAATGGCAAATATGTTCGTAAACCAGCAGCTTTTGATGCAGATGAAATGATCAGTGATGTTGTTGTAAAAATGATTTACGCTGGAATGCCAAAATACATCATTTCACCAAAAGACAAAGATACAAAGCTATCAAGTAAAGCCATCAATGCACTAAGAGAAGCATTCAACAAAACTGATCCACTCAAATCAGTCATCACGTCAGACTATGTAGATATTGTTGATAGTGCATTATCTACACAATCAAAGCATGATACCTTCATTGACAAACATGAACGTGAATTTGTAATTGGTATGAAATCGCCATTCATTCCATTAATTGCAAACCCAGATTTTTCTTATGCTTCATCTGAAACTGCATTAAACACAGCACTACCAATTATAAAATTATTTAGAACTGATTACGCAAAATTTATCCAAGATGAAATTTACAGGCCACTCACAATTCAAGATGGTAAAAACCCTGATAAAATTATAACAAGTATCAATTGGGTATCAATTGACACCTTAGATATTGACACAATCATTAAAGCTGATGCTATAGCTTCACGTACAGAATTTGTAGATTTAATTGATCCACTAGATTCAATTAGAATGTTAAATGAGGTTGGGACAAATTACACAATCAAAGAAGATTTACCACCAGAAATAATTAACAGAATGTTAAGAGAAAACCAAATACAAAAGGCCATAGCTACAGTAGCAGACAACAAAGAAAAAGCAAATGAAGTTTTGAAAAAAGTAAGAGAAGGTAGAAACAATCTTTAAAAAACATTATTAATGATTTATTCTATTTTTGTATAAAATACAAATACTTATATTATTGTATATTATACAATATAGTATGAATACAAAAATAACAAAAACATTCTTTGGAAAAGATGCAGATTTTTTTATTGGCAAATCTATTATAATCAAAGATGTAACCAAACTAGATAGAGAGCGTTCAGCAGTAAAAGTAACATTCGAAGAACAATCAATTAATCAAGAAATAGAGAGTTCAGAATTCAAAGAACAATCAATTAATCAAGAAACATATAAAATGAAATTAGAATGTAAATATGATTAAATTTAATCATTGCAAAAATTTCATTTTGCCTAAAATAAAACAAATAAACATCAATGGAACAAGACATTACGTCACTCCTAACGGAACATACCCATCAGTCACGTCTGTAACTGAAATTATATCTAAAGATGCAATTTTAGAATGGAGAAAAAGGTTGGGGGAAGCCTTGGCAAACTATCAGATGATCTTAGCTGCTACAGCAGGGACAGCAACGCACAAAATATGTCGTGAATATCTCTCAAATGAAAATATTAAAAAACATAAAAAGCTAATCCCATTAGCACATTTTAAAAACTTAAAACCAAAATTAAAAAAAATCAATAACATATATGGATTAGAATGTAGAGTATATTCTAATAACTATCGTGTTGCTGGAACTATAGATTGCGTTGCTGAATATGATGGTATTCTATCAATAATTGATTTTAAAACAACAAAACAACAAAAAAAAGAAGACTGGATATTACAACATTTTTGTCAAACTACAATGTATAGGGAAGCATGGTATGAATTAACGAAACAAAAAATCAATCAAATTGTGATAATTATTTCAGGTTTGGATGGCTCTATTACAGAATATAAAAAAAACCCAGATGATTATTTGGAAAAAATAACTGAATTACGAAATACATATGAAACACAAAACAATAATTTGGAAAATGAAATAATGGTTAAATTAAAAGATAATGGTAAATTAAATTCTGCAGATATAATGCCAAAAATACAATGTAATCCAGTCACACAATTTAATAAATATAAAAGAGATCCATTTCTTAATCTTAAAAATACATTTAAAATGATTTGAAAAGTGTGTGAATTTGGGCCAAGTAATAACATGCAAAAATTGTGGTACAGACCAGTACACAAAACAAAACAAAAAGATACTATGTTCAAATGTAAAATGTCGTGTTACCATACATCTGGATCCAAACTGGAAAGATAGGAGAAAAAAGAAATAAAGTTTTACGCAAAGTAAAAGAAGGCAAAACTAAACTCCAAATATTAATTAATAACCACAACCAAGAGAAATTGCGATTTTATATGGCGAAAGAAAAAACAAGCTCTAGGCTTGGAACACATGGAAACATACAACTTTTGAAAAAAGGTTGTAACAAAGGCGTAGGTTCAAAAGGACTTGAAAAACTAGGTGATAGTCCAGACGACCCACAACAATATGTTTCTAGTGTCAACCACAAAGTTGACACCCAAATTAATCTCAAAAAATTTGGTGAAGTGTTACAAGACGGCTTACAAAATACAAAAGAAATGGCAGCCAAATGGAATTGGAGATCAGACACAGATGAATTGAATTGGAGAGACAATCCATGTTCACTTCGTATTTACTATGATTCCAAAAAACAAATTCTAAGAGTTCAAGTATGGAATGAATTAATCCAAGTTTGGGCATGGTTGTCATTGACTAAAGCAGAAATGCTAAAAATATTAGAGGGTTAATCCCTTTTCTTTTTTTTAAAATTATATGCAAATCACATATTGTAAAATATAATGATAAATTTCATCAATGGTGAGTACAACACAAAAATAGTTTTATAAGCAAAAGAATCAACTGTAAATCATGCAGATAAAGCTATCTGAAATTCCAAACATGAAAAAGTTTGGATCAGTCATAAAAATTTTAGATAAAAACTTCAACGACAAACACATGCCACTATTCAGAAAATCACTATTAACCAAATTCAAAGCTAATGATAAAACAGTCAATGAGGATGAAATGTATGAATTACTAAAAAGAGAAATTGTAGAATTTAAACAAAAAAAGCTAATCAATAAATTACTAACAACTACCAATTCACATCATGCCAATTCTTTTGATTGGACAAAATCAATTGGTTTCACATTAAATGAAGCTAAAGAACTTCGATTAATCAAAGGTGTTGCAATGTCCAGTGGCATCAAAAAGGATGGTGTAAATGAAACACAAGATAACATTGCATTTGGTACAGGTACAATGGCTGCATACATTCTAAACGGTACAGTAGTTTGTGATATTGATCATTTCAAAGAAGGATTACCTGCAGATGAATACAATGATTACCCTGTTAAAGAAATCAATGCAACATATCCACCAGCAACTATGCTAGCTGTTGGTTTAGGTAGAAACACAGTAGGTAACAAAGGCGAAGAAAAAGTACAAACTGAATTTTTAGCTATCTGCTCAAATGAAACAGTCTATGAAATGATTGGCAAAGGTGAATTTGTTGGATGCTCAACAGAAGAAATTATGCGAAACAGAACATGCAAAGAAGATGGTACAGAATGCACAGCAGAAGGATCACACTTACCAGCTAACACATTATTACTAAAAGGAGTACCAAATAGTGATTCGACTTGGGTGTCTCAAGTTGACAAAAATGATATCGGTATAATCCTATCTAAAGAAAATGAAACTAACCATATCTCAAATTCACTCAAATCAAAACTATTACTAATCATAAAAAACAGATACCTAAACCACACCACCAAAAATGAAGAACAAATTGTTGATATTACCAAATATTACAATGAAAAAGGTGAATGGAAAAATGGTGTTGATTCAATCAATGAATTTCTTACAATTGAGAAACAAGTAAATGCAGAAAAAGCAAAACTCATTGCTGATTACCTGTTTGTTAATCCTTATGCATTAAATGAAGTTCACTTAACTTTCTTTTCAGCAGATGATTTAACAGCTTGGTTTGACAATCTCAACTTTAACAAAATCATCAAAGAACAAAATGCACAGCTAATTCAAATTAAAGCAAAGCTCCGTAAAGATAACGCTGTACAGTTTGGCCAAGGTGAAGTAGAATATGGTGATTCCCCAGACGGTTCTAAATGCTATCAGTGCAGATGGTTCTCATCTCTTGAAATAGATGTTGAAGAAATTCCAAACTCATTAGGGAACTGCAATATAGTTGCAGGTGACATTATGGGCCAAAAAGGCTGCAATAGATTTGAAGTAATACCAGGTGCAGAAGTAATACCAGGTGATGCAGCAATTATACCAGCAGATACAGCAGCAGATACAACAACAGATACAACAACAGATACAACAACACCACCACCTGCACCTGACACAGCTAATGTTGATCCAATTGCACCTAACGAGGATGGCTCATGCAATGATGGCTTTGAAATTGGTGAAATCGATGGAACACCAATGTGCATACCAACACAAGCAACCATCGATGCATTTGATGCAGCACAAGCAGAAGCAGAAACATCTAATGAAACACTAACCAAAGAACAAATTAACAAACTACTAAATAAAAACAAAAATTCTACAAAGGCAACAGCACTAACAGAAAAATATCCAAAGAGTACACACAATGAAAAAATCATATCTATCAACAAAGAGATTTATTCATTAAAGGAGCAACTAACCAAACTGCCAACAAATTATGGCCTTGATAAAGATGCTAAAAATACAATGAACCAACGCAGACTAATCAAGAAACAAATTGAAGAACTAAACCAAAAAAAAAGAAAACTATAAACCAATTTTTTACAATTTATAATCAAGGCAGATCAGCTACATCGCTCATTGAACCAAGCTTACTAGAAATCTGGGTATTACATGGTGCAGAAGATTTCTTATGCACACAATATGATGGTACAATCTGGGAAACAAACACAGGACCACACCCAGTCACTGACACTCACCCTAACTGTAAATGTGAACGTGAAACTTTTGCTACAAAATCAGATACTTTACCTACAAAATCAGGGACTTCTTCACCTATTCTATAGATATTCCAATACAATTACATTAAAATAAAACAAATTTTAGACATCATTCATGGTAAAAAAACCAGCTAAAAGGAAGCCTAGAACAACCAACAAGGCAATATTAGACAAAAATGCACAAATAAGCAAAGATTTGAGTACATCAACATCTTTATCAGAACAAATTGAAGCAGATGCACCAACAGCACCATCACCAGAGCTAGCATCAGAACAAACAACAGCACAAGCACAAACAAAAACAGAAAAACCAGAAGATTCACCAGTAAAGAAAACTAAAGATAAAATAATACTAGCTCATACATGCCCTGATGAACGCTGTAGCTTCAAAACAACATCTGATGAAAAGAACTGTCCTTATGATGGAAATAAATTGGTACTTGACAAGAAATTAAATCATTAGTCTTATAAGGCACAATACCTATTTTGTTTTATTATGGTTTTTGTCGATAATGCCACACAATATGAACTTGGTGAAGATATTGATGGTGACGGATCAAATGGTGGTTCAGTCAAAAAACCTATCCTATTAACTGGCACTGTCGTAAAGGGTGATCCTATTATCATATCTGGCGGTTCTGCATCAGACGATATTGAATCTGGTTCTAAAAATATTGTTGGAGTTGCTAGCTTAACAAGGGGTGTAGCAATGGAAGATGGTATTGCTGGTGAAACAATTATGATGCTACAACAAGGTAGAACCAAAGTAACATTTGGTGGTGCTGTTGCATTAAATACCAATCTTGGAATTGAAGTAACCAGTGGTAATTTTGTTACTAATGTTGCTACTGCAGTTATTCTAGGATTTGCAATGCAAGCTATAATTTCTGATGGTGATTTTGGTATTATCTACTTTGATGGAATATCAGGAGCAATATCTTAGTCATGTCTAACCTTGATGATATACGTAAGAAATTTGCTGATCACAAATTATTAAACAGTGAAAATATTAACACACTAAATTCATTCATAAAATATACCGATATTGCAGCAGAAAAAGGTGATTTGACAATTGAAAATTTTGCAGAATCTAGTTTATTCAAATCATGGGAAAAATCAGTTAAAAATACTGCAACATCTGATTTAGCAACTGGTGCTAAAGTTTTAACTCAAACTGTAATTGAAGCACCAGCTCAAGCAGCTATTGGTAGATCACTAGTCAACATTACAGAAACAACAGAACAATCTTTGATACTTCGTTTACCTAAATTGGCACTAGCATCATTTACTGCACGTAAAGCTAAAGGCAAATCAACTGGTGAACGTAATGCATTCTTAACCATGACACCAAAAACAGAAATTGAAGCATCTGATGAATACGATGATAACTATCTTGAAGATTCACCTTGGAACGTAACCCAAAGAGAAATCGCAGCAATTAGTGCAGCACATGACATTAAAGAAACTGCACACATCTTAAATTTCTATGATGATAATATAGCTAATAGTGCATCAAGTGAATTGGCAACACCAATTACACAAAATGTTCTGATATACGATGATCTTGTTAATATTTGGGAATCATTAGGTGATTTCAATGGTACCGTTATGGCAGTATCTAAAAAAGGAATGGGCCAACTTCTAAAAGATAAAGATTTCAAGGATCAAACATTCTTTGGTGATGGTAATGCATCAAAAACTGGCCTTATGGGTAGTAACATTCTAGGATTTGATGTTATGATGTCCACCTTAGTGAGTGATAGCAAAGTTTATGCTATTGACACTTCATCTGCTGGCCAATATGTAATCAGACGTAACAAAGTGCTAAAAACATTCCAACCAAGCATTAACGCTGAAATGGTACAAATATCATCACGCGTTGATCTTCAACTTGGCAGAAACAAATCATTTGAAATATTAGATTTCTCATTGTCATAATAGACATTCTTTTATTCTTTAATGTAACAATTTAATTATACTATGCCTCAACGAAAAGTACAAACTTTAGTTAATTCATCACCTGGCACTACTTTTACATCAGGTGTTGACATATTTGGTACTGGTCTTGAAATCAAACCAGGAAACAAATTAAGATTTGGCATAAAATTCAGAACAGCTACAATATTATCATTCACCACTAATTATAATAATGCAAATCAAGGTGCAGTAAAAGAAAATGTTGCTCTAGTAGCTAATGCGGACTATATCTTTGAATCATCATACAATGGCGATATTCTGTTTAATGTCAGTGTATCAGCTACAACAATAATTGACAAATTTTTAGTTGAGGTATATTTAGAATATTAACATGTCATATACAACAAGATTATTTTTACCACAAGGAATTTTTAATCAACCAAATCTAGCAATGCATTTTCCTCAAGGCACACGTGGTGGTAGCGAACCAACTTTTAACACTGAAGATAATATTATTAATGGAATTAGAAGCACAGTCGAATTTCTTATAAACACGAATAGAGATTCTGTAGACTTTCAGGTGACAGTATAATGGGAGACACACCAAAAGAAATCAGAGATGCGGCACCTGCTGTTGCAGCTCATGGAAATATCATACATGGAAGTATATCTGAAAGTAACAATAACTCTGTTGGTATATTGGCTGAAGATATTTCTAGGATACAGTCTGCAGCAAAATCTTATTCTGCACTAATCTCCTACAAATTAGGTGATATGATACAATATCTAAGCAGTAGTAATTCACGAGTATCCGTATGTACCACTGCAATTCCAATACCAAAACCTTTCGATTCTGATGATTGGACTGAAATTTTTTCATCTCCACTCGCCACCAAAGGCGATATTTTCGGATTTGACACAGAAGATAAGAAAATATCTCTTGGTACAAACGATGAAGTATTAACAGTAGATACTACACAAGCTTTGGGTGTAGCTTGGAAATCTCCTGTTCAATATTCTCCACCTTTCACGGCAGTAGGCGACCTTCTTATTCGTGGCAGCTCAGGCGATGTAACACTTCCAAAAGGAACAGACGGTCAGACACTTGTATCTCGATCTAGCAATACCACGACTGGTATTGTATGGGAAAACAGCACATGGGAAGAAGTAGGACGAACTGAACTCATAGCAAACTCATCGACTATCACAGTGGCAGTTTCGAAATCACACAAGAATCTATTTGTGAAATTTCTAATTATCCCCACTGGAACAATGCTGTCACAGATGAGACTAAACGATGATTCTGCTGCAAACAAAGCAGAATCAATATTTGACAACCACACAACAGTAACTTCACAAATAAACGACAATGACATACAAATATCAGACGTAGGTGGTGAAAGCGGTCTCATGGCAGGGATCATTCACATGACAAATGTTC